TTGAGTTAGTTGATGTCCAACCATTTGAAGATTGACCATATCTATTATCACCACATTGGAATACGTGTCCGTCCCAAGTTAAAATTTTTGTTGATAAGTCATTTCCGTGAGGAAAGCCTGCAACCAATTTAACATTATGGAATTCTCTTTCGGTATCACTACCTAATTGAAATTTAGGTGTGACAAAACTATTTTGTGTCGTAGCATTACCATTTCCTAATGAACCGTGGTTATTATAACCAGCACATTGAATATTGCCTAATGAGTCTTCTATCCACATTTGTGCGTGAGCACCATTACCTGTCATCCAGAAATTATTACAATCTGCATTGGCGGCATTACCAGTTCCATTTGAACAAATTGTCCAAGTGTTTAATGCTGTTGTGTTACCATTACCCATATGACCTTGGTTATTGTAACCTGTTGTATAAATTGTTCCTCTTTCAGTCAAGATTGCAACCGTATTGTCATCTGAATGGTTTAGACCTTGGAATTTTTTAATTTCACCAACGCCTGTACCATCAAAAGTTACCGTTGAAACTAATTGAGGAGTATTTTGGTCTGAAGTATTACCGATACCTAATTGGCCATCTGCATTTCTTCCCCAAACATATAATTTTTTCTCTTTTGTATATGCATAAGCAGAACAATAAGCGTCACCAATTGTCCAAAATGCCTCAATCTCTTCATTATTGAAATTTGTTTTTGCAATTTTTTGAGGTGTGTTATAGTTTGTTGTGTTTCCTGTTCCTAATTGACCATATCCGTTATAACCCCAAGACCACAATTCTCCATCTTCATCAATCGCATAACAAGAGTGTGTGTTAGAGTTGTAACCTTGCCAGTTAGATAAGAAAATTCTTTTAATTCTTACACTTCTAAATACGTGTGCTGAATCTGTAGCCGCTAAATAAACATTTTGATTAGTACCACCAACTCTTACGGGAAAGTCTCTGTTTGAAGTTGAAGCGTCACCATTTTGTCCGTGACCACCATAACCCCAATGATAAACTTCACCAGAATTCATTAAGCACATACCTGATTGATAACCACCTTCAACTTGAATTACTTTAGGTACTTCTCCGTCTGGAGTTGTGTGAACACCTGTACCGCCGTTATCTGTACTTCTCCACCAATCATAGTGGTTAAATGACATTTGAGTACCAGTCATAAAGTCGTGGTTAAATCCGTTTTGACCATTTGAGTTTGAACCCCAAGTCCATATATTACCTGTACCACCTAAAAATACTGGCCAGTTAACACAATGTCTTGATGTTCTTTGTCCTGATAATCTGTAATATTTGTTGTCGTCACCTATTGGACCATTATTAATTAGTGACATACATTCGTGAGAGTTACCTGAAAATAAAGTTGAAGCACCTCTAGTTTGTTTTCTAAGCGTAGCAACGTCACAAGTTAAATCTGCACCGCCGCCAAAAATATCTCCATCAAATGTTAATGTATCATTAATGACATTGTTTTCACCACCTGAAATCATACCTGTATCATTGAACCATCTTTGGTCTCTTTTTGAATCAAAGCTAACTCTTTCAACTTCTATTGTAGCTAAACCTGCAACACCAACTCCATTTGCTTTAAATGTAAAGTCGGCACCACCGCCGCCACCTAATGAAGCGTCAGCAATTGTGATTGTTTCATCATCAATATAACCTGAACCACCTGTTGGTGTAGTTGATTTATTTCTAGTTTCTATAATTTTAAGATTTGAAACTGCGCCTGAACTATCAACTGTCACATTGAAAACTGCACCTGTTCCAACACCAGTTGTTGCTGATTGTGAAACGTTTGTGTATGTTCCTGCTGTTCTTAAAGCGTCAGCAGCCGAAAATGTATCTGTAGCTAAAATACTACCGTTACCTTGAACAGTAATTTTAAAGCAACCTGGATGTGCGTTAACAGCCGAGTTTGATGTAGATTTAGGAGATACATTTCTGAATACTCCGTGTAATCTTGAAGCGTCAGCAGCTGATACATTATCAACTGATTCTATAACACCATTTTGTTCATATCTTTCGTCATCTGATTCATATTCAGAACCCATTTTTAACCAGTACATATTACCATCTGTATCAACATTTCTGTTATACGGTAAAAATCTTTCTGTACCATCTGTTGTGTGTTGTCTTAAACAAATGTAAGTAGCTAATGTTTCTTTCTTTGATTGTCCTTCGTAGTCAGTACCCATATCATTGCTGATACCGTGTCTAACTTGTACAACGTCATTTTCGTAATAAGTTGTGCCAGATGTTAAAACGTGTAGACCTTTCCAACTAAATGAATTTCTTAAAGGTCTCCAAGTATCCCAATCTGCAACTACAATTTTACCACCGTAGTTTGCACCACCTGTGCCGGCTGAGAAATACCAAATTTCATCTGGTGTATCTTTATTAAAATCTACAACAACTTTTCTTGAAGTTTTTGTATTGAATTTTGCTGTGGTTACGAAATCTGCTTGACTAACCATTTCTTCATTATGATAATAAGTCACACCTGTTGTTAAGTAATTTGATGTTTGACTTGTTGCTGAAGTAGCTAATGCTAAAGGTTGGTCATCATTGTTATTATTATTTTGATAGAATACTATTTTATCACCTCTTCTTACATAAAGAGTTTGTGCCCACTCAATAGTAGAAGTGATGTCAGCGTCTATTTGAAATTTTGTAGTTGAGTCGTTAGGGTCTGTTGTAGCTTGAATATTGTAATAATATTGTGTGTTTTGTTGTGGTCTTTTTCCACTCACATTAGCTTCTCTAACGTTTAAGTAATCAGTATTATTCCAGATTACAATATCATCTTTTTTATAAGTGGCTGCATTATCGTAATCGCCACGATAATTAAACCATAAATTTCCAATTTTTGTTCTAGTGATTGCCATTGTTAATCCTATTTATACCTTCATTATTGATTACTTGGAGATTCTGAAGCACTTTCAGTATCACCAGTTGTTTTGTAAACTAAATTTCCTGCTTTGTCTATTGCAATTCTCATTGAACCATTTATAACATCAAAACCTGCGTTTTGTTCAGCTGCATTAAATAATGTATCTTCAAATTGTGTCACTTCATTAAAGTTAGTTATTACTTTTCTGTTAACTTTACCTGTGTCTCTATCAAACGATAATGTTTGTAAAGTAGGTGTCACATTTGTATCAACATATGATTTTGTTGCCAAGTGTGTACTAACAGTTGGAGTGATACTAGATTTAGGTAATGTCGTAAAGTTTATATCACCTGTTGTTGCGCTAATATCATTTCCTAATATATTTATATTACCAATTGTAGCTGAGTTTACAGTCAAGTTGTTTTGACCACCACCTAATTGGTTTTCAACAAACGTTCTAATTGCTTTCTCGGTTACGAGAGCATTGTCAGAATTGTCTCCTAAAGTACCGTCAGTTGAGAATTCATTTACAGTTGCACCAAAATTTCCTAATGCAACAGAGCCTAGTGATAACTGTCTTAAACCAGAAAGGTCAAAAGCTTCAGCATTCAATGTTGCCTTACCTGTTGACTGTTCTACTCTAAACAATTCACCAACTCTAAAGTTACCGTCTTGGTCAGTAGATGTATAGAATACTCTACCTCTGTCCAAATCTTCAACTTCATCTGCTTGGTCCGGTTGTTGTGTGTAACCATTTAAATCAGGATAGTTTGTAGTTGAAATACCACCTGTACCAATATCTAGGAAGTCGTGACCTGTTAATCTTATGTTAGAGTATTTAACTCTAATCGTAGCACCTGTTGTATGTGTAGGAGCATTTGTTTTTGAAATATTTGGAGAAACTTCCATACTAGTAATACCACCGTTTACGTGTGATAACACGGTTACGATAATATAACTTACACTTGAAGCATTTGCAAATACAATACTTGAACCTGGTTTTGGTGAAGAAGCTAAACCTGAAGTCTTAACTATTGCACCAACTGGTAAAATGTCTGCGTAACCATCACCACTTACGGTTGCTGTTGTGTTTTCTTGTTTGTAACCTGAACCTGCAGCTACATATGTCCATCTTGAAATTACACCATCACCAATTGTAGCAGTACCTGTTCCTAATGTTGTAGCATTCGGGTCAGTTAATGAAATTGAAGGAGCTGATGAGTAACCTGCACCACCATCAATGATTAAGAATTTTTTAATAATTGTATTTTCAATTACAACTCTTGCTATTGCGTTTCTTGTAGGAGAACCACCGCCAGTAATTGTCACTCTTGGCTCAATTTCATAATTTGATGTTGCGTTTGGAGAAACTGCAACACTTGTTGGACCAAAAACGTCAAAACCTGCTGAACCGTCTTCTTTAAACATTGTAGCAGTTTTAGTTGCTGCTGTGTATGTACCAACGTAACCTGTTTGACCAGAAGCAGTACCACTAGTAATGGTAATTCTCATACCATTGTAGAAGTTATCTGCTTGTGTGTCTGAAGCCGCTAATCTCATAGATGTTGTTGAACCACCTTGAGCAACACCAATTGTTGTAAAGTGACCTGCACCGTTTGTTGTTGTGTCAATGTGTTTAACAGCACCATCAGCAAAGTCAGCTGTAAAGTTAGCATTTGCGCCTGAACCTGTAATTGTTTCTGTAGCAGATGTATAAGTTTCACCTGCGTATTCTTGTTCTAATCTGTAAATACCAGCGTTTGATACTAATGCTCTTCCGATAATTGCTTCATTATCTCTTGTAGTAACCGTTGCTGTAGCCGGAGTTTCGTTTGCGTCAACACCTGAAGCAATTGAACCCTTTTCGCCATATGAGTTATTGGAGTTTAGTGAACGAATAACTGAACCGCCGTCAGCTAAATAACCAACGTGACAGTAATATGTAAATACTGATACTAATTCTGATTTTGAACCGCCTTTAGACCAACAACCGATACCACCATCAAGAACTTGCGTAAAGTCGTTTGCAAGAATTGATTTGAAACCAGCGTTGTGTAAAGTACCGTCAATTTTAATACCAACTGCTCTACCACCAATTGATGAACAGTTTTGTACAAATGGCGACCTTTGAATAATGTGTACAGACGTATCTGTTGGACCTGTTCCTGGGTCTAACGCAACAACTGAACCTGAAGCATTACTACCTGTTCCCTCTGTTAATCTTGTAATACCATCACCACTTGCTGATGAAGCTAATTGACCTTGCATTCCACTAAATGTCATACCTGTTAAAGTACAAGAGTCATTTAGATAAAACATTGTTTGTCTATTATTTGGTGTAGAGTTATCACTTGAAATACCTGCACCAGCACCATTGTTTGTTGTAGTGTCTGGAGAAACGGTAACACTTCGTAAGTTATCACCGATAAGAGCAGTTTTTCTCGGAACTTTAATAGGCAATTGCTCTGTATATGTTCCTGTTTCTATTTTAACTGTTTTGAAATTTGTTGTGTCTGAAGCTAATTGAGTACAAGCATATTTTAATGTTCTCCAAGGTAATTCTGGAGTAGTACCTCTGCCTGAATCTGTGTTATCAGTACCTAGTGTTGATACGTAATAAACTTTGTTACCTATATTAGGATAAGACCAAGCTAAATCTGTACCATCTGATTTTAAGAATTGTCCTGCTGACCCAATTGGCAATCTTACTCTTTGAGTTGCGTCTCTTGTAAGAATATCACCTCTTGTAGTTAATGTTGCATTTGAATCACCTTCAGCTAATAGGTTCCAACTTGTTTGACCAGAAACATCCGGTCTGTTTGACGCTGACGAAGTATGATTTGTAATTGAACGATAAGAAGACGACCCATAACTAACTGCGTCACCAATTTTGTATGTAGTAGCAGTTGCCCAATTGTTTCTCCAAAATAATCCTTCTACAACTAAATCCCAATATGAATCTGTTGTTCCTGTAGGCTCTTGGTTCGTACCATCAATTTTTGCCACATAGTAATGACCACCGTGATTAACTGTATCACCAGTTTTGTATGCTGTCGCATTTGACCAAGTACCTGTGTTATTGAATCCTGTTGTAAATAATTTCCAATCAGCTGAGTTGTTATAAGGTACAACGTTAGTGTTTGACCTTTCTGCAACGTAGTTATAACCACCGTAGGTTACAATATCGCCTAATTGGTATAAAGAAGAACCTGACCAACTATCTTCAAATTCTAATCCTGAAACGAATAAATTAAATTTCGTTTCGTCCATTGTTGTGCCTGAAGATGTATGTTGAGTTGTACAAACATATAAACTTGCACCGTATTTTACAACGTCATCATTTCTGTATGATGTAGCTGTTGCCCAAGCACCTCTCCAACCGAAACCTCCAGCAAAAATTTGCCATTTTGAAGTATCGTCATATAAATCTGCTTGTGATGTATGTCCTGTGACACATCTGTATGTTGAACCACCAAAGGTAACAATGTCATCAATTTTGTAAAGAGTTGTGCCTCCCCAATTACCTTTGTAATCAAGGCCACCAACCATTTGTTCCCATTTTGCCGTAGCGTGGTTTAAATCTGTATAAAAGTCTGAAGCGCCTGTATGGTTAACTAGACAAACGAATGAATTTCCACCATAACTGATTACATCATCTTTAATATATGCTGTTCCAGTAGTCCAAGCACCCTTGAAGTGAAACTTTAATCTACCTAGTATAAAATCTGCCATTTTACTTCCCTATATTTTTTTACTGCCAGTTTCTTGTTTCGCCATCTTGCGAAGCACCATACTGGTACGAGTCATTAATTCTTAACACAATGTTTCCATTTGCGTCCATAAAGTAAGTAGCATTGTTTTCATCAAAAACGTGCTGTTCATACTTTCTGAATTTAGTATTTGGTTCTCTAGGGTCAGTAGAAGAGCTGTAATCAGTTGGTATTTCATTTATATTAGTACCTACTGTATAACTACCACTTGCCTTAGTCAATTCATTTTTTTGAAAGTCTGCAACTGAACTGTATGCTAGACCCTCACCATTATCCATTTGAATAGTATTACTTTCAAACCAATTTGTTTTAGTGTACGTTAAAAGTCCTGTTTCGTCTCTACTTAAAGCGTGAAAACTATAATCTGCCGTAATCGTTTTACCGTTTGCGTCTTTGGCAATGTATTGTTTGTTAACGACTAATGACATTAAACATTTCTCCTAACTTAAATCCTATGTATATTTATAAAAGTTTATTATGTTAATTCTAAAATTGACAAAAAACATTCCAAAGTAGTTGCCGAACCAAAAATTCTGATTTTATCACCAGGTTCAAGGTTTATTGGCTTATCTATCTGCAACGAATCAGCAGGTGGAACTTCACCATTTGTCAATACACTTCTAAAAGTTGTACCACCGTCTACTGTTACCTTAATAGTCACCTTTTCAGCGCTTGTGGCTGCTGTATTTGAGACCATAATTGCGTGAAGTACCGCTCTAGTTGCCGCTGGTGCTGTATAAACGTCTGCTGTAGAGTTATCTACAATCACACATTGAGCGCCTGCATTTTTAAATAAACTAGCCATATTATCCTCCTAAAGCAATCGCAAAAGCAATAGCGTCACCCTCACCCGTTAATGGGTCACCGGATGCCGTACCGTCTTTAGTTAAGTTACCAGTTGTAATAACATCACCAGATACGTTTGGTAGTCTGACAATTCTATCACCAGTTGGTTCAACAACCTTTAAAGTTGTTTCAAATGCGTTTTCTAAAAGACCCTCAAAGATAAGATTAGAGCCGTTAAGTATAATATCATTTGTTGTAATAGCTCCGTTTGTAGTCACATCTTGTAAGATAACAGAACCAGCACCACCTAATTCTTTTACAGTACCGTTTGAAAGTTTTGTATAAAACTTACCGTCTGTTGCGTTCATAGCTAATTCACCGACTGCTAATACAGCAGCTGATGGTATTGCTAATGAAGTTTCTGAACGTTTTGGTTTGATTACAGTTGACATTATCTTCTACTCTTTACTTTGAACTTAATTCTATTAATAAGTTTATCTTTTGTTAATCTTCTATCTAATTCAATACCGACTTTTCTGCCGATAGTTTCTAATTCTTTTTTAGTTTTGTATTGCAAATCACCTATTCTAACAATGGTTGCTTTTTTTGTTGCTTTAGGTGGTTCATAATATGTACCAACAATTTTATCTATTAGTTTTGTAAACCATTTCACTAGAAAGAGCCTCCGTCAATCAAAGTGATTTCAACATCACCTGAAGTGACACCAAAATTGTCTGAACTAAATTTTGCAACACCAATGTTTGAATTACTTGCTAATTCACCAGCAATTGTTAGTGTGTTTCCGCTAGCAGTTGTATTCATACCTTCGCCTGCCAAAAATTCTAAAGTACCACCAACACTAACTTGACCTAATGATGATGTTTCGTCTGTAAAGTAAATAGGGTCAGCAAGTTTAGAACTTGCAATACTACCTGCTAACATAGCGTTAGTAATACCTAGTGCTTTAACTCTTAATGCGTCTGTAGCTACTTCAATAGAAGAACCATCTACTTCAACATCTAAAGTATTTCCTGCTTTACTTAAAGCTGCACCCGCTGTGATTTGACCAGCACCAGAAAATTGTGCTACATCTAAATTAGTTGTACCAAATGTTGGAGCGCCTGTATGTGTAAATGTATAACCGTTATTAGCGTTAGCAGAACCTTCTTCAACAAATACGAAAGCACCACCTGATAATTCTGATGGTTGGTCTTCCGGAGTTGCTCTTGTTAATACAAAGGCAGTTGAACCGTCACCTTGTGTAGAAACAACATAGATACCGTTTTCTGAAGCTGTTGTTTGGTCTTTAACTAGAATTCTATCGTTTACAATCGGAGAAACACCATCTAATACAATTGCACCATTTGATGTTGCTGTTAATGTTGCACCTACACCTGAACTTCCGTTAGAGTAAGTCGCCGATAAATCAGCAGTTGTACCTGCTCTACAAGATGGTTTAGTATCTAATCCTTGAGCAACTTGGTCAACATATGATTTGTTAACAAGTGATTGATTATCAAAACCACTTCTATCTTCGTAACCACTAGGAACTTTAACTGTACCTGTGCCGTGTGGATTTATATTAATATCTTTGTTAGTTGATGTTGTTTGTAATGTTTGACCATTAATTGTAATGTCATCAACTACTAGTGATGTTAAACCACCAATATCTGTTGTTGTTGAACCTAATGTTAAAGTAGAGTTACCTAAAATGGTTTCACCATTTGTTGATAACTTGGCATTGGTTACTGCGTCATCAGCTATTTGATTTGTATTAACACCTGAATTTGTAATATTGAAAGTGACAGTATTATCTGTGATTGCTGAATCTATACCTGTACCACCAGCAAATGTTAATGTTTCATTTGTATTGTATTGGTCTGTACCTGTGTCACCAGCCATATCAATATTTTGGAAAACTGTTTCAAATCCTAAATTACCTGAACCATCAGTTTTTAAGAATTGTCCTGCTGAACCATCTCCGTTTGGCAAAACAAAAGTTGTTGTAGCAGATACGTCATTTGGTGATTTGATGGCAATAAAATTAGAACCGTTGTTAGTACCCTCGTTTAATTTGATAGTACCACCAATAGTCGCTGAATTACCAACAATAAATTCGTCTATTGCTTTGTTGTTGTCAACAATGAGTGTTGAGTTAGCAGTTAATGTACCGTGAGTATGGTCATTTAAATCTGCAAAATATTTACCGCCGATAACGTCAATACTAGTTGCGTCACCATTTAAATCTACTGAACCTGTACCAATGAATAATCTATCTCCTAGATTAGATACTGTACCTGTCCCATATGTTAAACCTAATTCACCTTGTTTGAGTGTACTTGGTGCTGAAGTTGCTGAACTTCTTTTTATCTGAATTACTGTTGCCATTTTTTAATCCTAAAAGTTTCCACAATTAAATAAGAGCGTTCCGGTTGTGGTTACAATCTCCGTTCGGGTTACAAATTTTCCGTCTGAAGCTCTATATTGTAATAATGCACCATCATTTAATTCTGTTGTGTCAACATCACCTAATAATTTAAGTTGTAAAGTGCTATTTCCAGCTGCCTGAGCAGAGGGTAAGGTAACTGAAACTTTTTTTGGACCGGCACTTGTATTTACGTTAATTCTAGCTGTAATATCAGGCATAAAACTCCCTCTCTTTACTATATTTATAACGTTAACAAACTAGATTATGTAGTAACCTGTGGTCTTACTGTAATAACGCCTTCAATTACTCTAGTGACAACATCACCAGTTTGAATTTCTAGGTCATAAACGTACCTAGTGTCTTCCAGAGCGCCTGTTTGTGTGGCAGATAGACCTAGCGTCACAACTCCTGAAGCGGAATCTGAAGCGATTGTAGTAGTCATTGCTACTCTTGTTCTTGTAGAAGCAAATCCTTTTGCTAACTTTGCTGTTGCTGTGTAACCTGCAAGGTTGAAAGGGTTGCCATTTGCGTCTTTTACTGTCACATCCGAAGTAAAAGTTGCTCCTGCGTCTATTTGTAAGTTAGCTATTGCAGCCATCTATTTTGTCTCTGTCTGTTCGTTTTTAAGTAATTCTACTATTTTCTTATTGTAAAAATCAGTTAGTACATCAATCTTTTCAATTTCTAGCGTATGTCTAGTTTTATTAACTTGAATTTCTTGTCTTACTACCAAATAATTTTGTAATTCTGGACTAAATTTAGTCTCATCAAATTCTTTACCATCTATTGTAATCATATCAATTGTTCTCCTTATGTTATTATTTATATTATAAATAAGGTTATATAGGAGAAAAATATGGCATATTGGAGATTAACTACATATACTAGACCAGATACAGACACAGAGTTTTATATTAGAAGAACTGTGGCTGAGGTAAAAACTGCGTCTGTTATAGGTGGTAAAATTATTGAACTTGAAAATGCTGGCAAGATTACTAACTATTCTATTCATTATAGTGAAGATTTATTGAAACAGTATGTGAAAATTGGATTTGATACTGAATCTTCTTACAATGAGTTTAAGACCTATTGTGAAAGTCAAGCAGAATATACTACATTAAAAGGTGATTTTAAAACTAATAATAGTATTATAGAATCAACATCTGAATCAGCTGAAGAACCTACTGTATAGATTGTTTAGGTAAATTTATATTATCAGTTGTAGCAGATACGTTTTGCCAACCAGTAATTTCATTTGAACTAGTTTGATATAAACCTGGTAACAATCTATAATCCAAATCATCACTAATTAATTTAGTTAATCTTTTAACTGCATTTCTTTTCTTTGATGTTTGAATAGAAAAAAAACAATCAAAACCTCTTGCCTTTGCCCATTTAGTTTGATATGGTATAAAGTAATCGGCCGCCGGTCTAATCTTTTCTATTATATCTTTAGACATAAATCTTTGTCTATATTCAGGCATTGTAAATAATCTATCTACAACTCTTACCAAATTATCATCATACTTATACACACCAGAAAAACTAATTGGCATTCCCTTATACTCTAATACATTAAACATAAGATAGTTTGACCATCTTTTTTGCATATTTTCAATTGTATAATTTTTAGAGTTTTCGTGTGGTAAAGAACTTGCTAATATAAAAAGTCCTGATAACTTATTAAACTCTTTTATCTCTCGTACAATGCAATCTTCCATAAATGCCTCTTGCTACCACCATTTTCTCTTTTGTGATTGGTTGCTTTATTATTATAAATTAAAAGTTGACCTTTTTGCCATTTGTGTCTATGAATTTTATCGGGGTCATACAACTTATCTTTAATCATTTGCATTTCAGGTAAGTCATTATATGCTTCGCAATAATATAAGTAAACGCCTTTGTTATCACCTTGAACTAAATCGTGTTCAACTTTTCCATATTTTCTTCTAAACAATCTTCTTTCAGATTCACTTCTAAAGTGATAACCATATTGTTTATCGTGAATAAATCTATTCATATCAAAAGAAACTTTATCATTTTTATGTTTACGATAATAGTCTGGTATATCTTCAAGTATTCTACTTGATACAAACAAAGTATTACCAGCGTCTTCATCTATATCAACTGAATACAAAGCCACATATTCAGGTGTATCATTAGCATAACCTTTATCAATATGCCATTCTAACTCTGTATTGCCTTTTAGATTCTCTTTTGCTAATGCTCTTTCATCACTAACAATATTAACAAACATCTGGTCAAACGGATCCTGTGGAGCCGGTTTAAAAAATGTTTCTAAAAAATTCCAAATTTTTACTTGACTACAAGGTACGTTTTCTAGGACCATCAAGTCCACTTCGTTTTGTAGCAATGGGTAAACGCTTCGGTTGTTCCAATCTAGGGTGTTGTGTTTCATCTATTTTTCCGTAATAATCAAAAAATGGTTTTATTTGATAATCGTCTGTTATTATACCTCTTCTTTTACTATTTGTCAATGGTAGACCATCATCATCTACTGACCAATCAGTTATCTTACCATACATCTTGCCCATAGAGGTTTTAAAATCAAAGGTACAAGTATTTGTTTCTTTAACGCCATCAATTGTAAAGTTAGGCACTATATCTCCTAACATATTTCTCATTAGGTTTATCATTTCATATATTGTAAAAGTATATGAATCTAAAAAATTACCCATTTTACCTATTGATTTAACTCTTATCATTATAGGAAAATGAGGTCCTATCTTTCTATTGTATTTTTCACATAGACTTACTATATGCGATATTAATGGTTCTAATATATGAACATTAGAGGGGTCAATAATTACATTAACGTGAGGTACTAGATTATTCTTGATACAATTTTCTAAAGCTCTCATCTTTAGTTTTGCATATTTACCGTTATCAAATCTTTTATATACTTCATCATCTAAACCACCATTCATACTTAATCCAATCCAAGTCATACCAGATTCTTTGAGACCTTTAACATAGTTTTCATCTGCCAATTTTAATCCATTGGTCAACATATTTGGTCTGTGATTATATTTTTTAGTAATCTTTATTAATTCAAATAAATTATCATTTAAAGTTGGTTCTGCACCAATAAATCTAATATGTGTTTTATTAGGCAATCTTTTGATTGCATTTTCAAACTTCTTTACATCTACATCTGGAAATTTTGGATTATTTAACATATCACCAAGATAACAATTAGCACAGGCCATATTACATTGATATGTTGTCTGTACACTTAATATAGGATATGTATTATTTTCTGGTTTCATCTTATAGCTATTCTGTTCATTAATCGTTCATTCATTTTATCAAAGGCGTGTCTTTTGTGTATTGTTAACCATTGTTCACTTACAACTAAATCTCCGTCTTGCCAATGAT